TGCATTAATATATTTTACTTCATCTTTTAACAACCTTTGGTACAACATATCTGGACGGCCAGGATAGACTGTATGAGGGCGAAATCCTACGGAGTTTGGCGGACGTTCTTGTTCGTTCATCAATTTGGTTTGAGCATATGGATTAGTCACCTCTTTTGCATTTGACGATGACGCAAACAATAGTGGGGTATCAAGAAATGCACATATATGAGCAACCTTACGAAAACCCCATACGTTTACTTCACCATATTGTTCTGGTGAAATAATGGACTTACGAACACCTGTCAACGCTGCTAGATGTATCACCATATCAGGTATGCCTGCGTAAAATGAAAAATCTCGAATAGGCCCAATAAATGGAACTATATCAAATCCTTTATTTTCCAAATACGGTTTTAAGTGAGAACCTATATAACCATCCCAACCTGTCATCATTATCTTCATTATTTTTGTATGTGCCTATTACTTCTTTGAAATTGTATCTTATATATACCACACGGGGACTAATAAGTCAAGTACTTTATTGGCATTCCTTTAATTTTTTCTACGTTAGGCATTAGAACACCATTCATGCCTTGACTAAGAATGCACATTTTATTACCCACCAGTTCTACCACTGTAGTTGTTCCAGTATTCTCGTTTATCCAGAATCCAATACCAGTTTTGTGTTCTGATTCCATCCACGCAGCTGCGGGAACCTCATTAAACTCTTTAATCTTTTTAAGAACTTGTTTTATAGGCCCACATACCACAGGTTTATTTACCATCACAAAATCAGGTAAGTCTTGTAAAATTTCTGGTTCTGGAATTGTTTCTTGCGCTGAGGTTTGGCTACCCATTAACAGAAACACTGCCAGTACTGCTACTAGATGTTTCATTCTGTTTGCTCCATTCTGCAACGGTTTTCACTAGAGCATCAAGGTATTCGTGTTTGTCTCTTACAAACTCTTGGACAGTTCCATCCTCTGTTACTACTAAAATCACTACTTGAGAGATTTCTATGCCAGTTCGTTCTCCGAACATCTCTGCATATGCAGAACCTTGAATGTAATAATTCTCATTCCATTCATCTTTACGCTCTTTGGTTGACGTTTTAAAATCTATAATAGACGGTACACCATTGTACTCTGCGATACAGTCAACCCTTCCCGCTACCTTATATTTATCACTATAGAGCCCTGCTTCTTGTGCATATATGTTATCTATATTGCACAGAACAGACTTTAATTGACTAAAAAGACAATATGGTAAGAAATTCTTCTTGTGTTTCACCCATTCCTTGGGAAAATTGGACTGCATATTGTTGAGGTAGTCCTCACACATGTGGTGAACCTTAGTGCCACGATTAGCAGCAGTTCGTGCTACATGGTTGGCAACTTCATTACCTACCCTCTTACGCCACTCCATCAGACCCTTCTTGTTACGGACTGATAGGACCGTTGTGATTGATGGGTACTTGTTACCCTCTGGTGTTGCGTATAGACGCACACCGTCCTTGTTAGTTGCTGTTATGGGTTGCAACTCTACCCCTACATGATTAAACATTATTCACCTAACTTTTTATCAATTTTATCAATATCATCTTTATTTAATTCAGAATTAAGAAATTGATCAGCAATCTCTGTCCAATAAGAATCTCTAGAGTCATCGAAGGAAGATAATTTTTTATCATTTTTCCTTCCTTTAGGTGCCCAACCCTTATTTTTAACACCATCTTTATATGTCATTATGCTAACGCACGAATCCTCTCAACTAATCTGTCTGCTCGATTGGTTACCTGACGATACCAACCGCTGTCTACCATCTCATCTGCGGCAGCATTCCAATCACGGGAATCCACACCACGTTTCATACCCTTAAATTTGCTCAAACGAGGACGCCCCATATTGAACATCATATTGGCAATTACTTGTTGAGCTTCTTCTGGCAAATCGTCAAAGTCTTCATAAAGGATGTTGCAGTCTGACAGGACGTTTTCGCAATCCTGTTCGAAGGCTTCAATGACTCTGGACTCACTGACGGGAGTTCCGATTTCATCAGCATATTCGGGGTCAGACTCAAGGACCAAATGGCCCACGCCAAAAGTAGCATAACCAAGATGATCATTATATACCTCATATTTCACACCCTCGTCTATTTCTAGTTGTTCTCTTAATACTTGTAAATCCATTATTCCATTCCTATCCCAAGCTTAATCTTATTAATGAGATAACTACGAACGAAGCCACTACGGACAATATCACCGATAGTAAACTCAGTACAGTTAAACTCATCCATCTCCTCAAGAATTCTGAGGAAGTCATGTAATCCATTTTTTTCGTTTGTCCTCTGTAAATCAGATTGATCAAAGTCACCACAGAACATAATCTTTGAGTCTTGACCAACACGGGTGACAATAGTATCCAGTTCGTGGAAGTTCATGTTCTGACACTCATCCACTATAATGATTGCGTTATCAAATGTCAACCCCCTTAGAAAAGAGGTTGAGAGAAAGTAGAGAGTACCTTGACCCTTGAGGCGGTCATATAGATTATTGAATGCCTGTTCATTAGGTTGTTCAAACATGAACTGTACCATGTTCTGATATGGCACCTGATACAATGCAGCTTTGTCTTCTTCATCACCGGGCAGAAAACCAATCTCCCGTGTAGGAATAAGAGAGCGAACAAGAATTACCTTCTCGTATTTGGTCTTCAAATCCATGACTGCTTGCATTGCAAGGAACAATGCACTAAAGGTCTTACCTGTACCAGCAGCACCAAATAGAAATTGGTTTTTACCTTGTTTAAACGACTCAAACACTACCTTTTGATTATCAGTGATGGGTTTAACTGCCACCAGATTGGTGTGGTTGATCTCTTTGTTCTTCTTCTTAGCGCTTGCCATTATGTATCCTTTAAAAGTAGGGAGAGGGGGGCTCCAATTGGACCCCCCTCTGATGCATGGGCGGATTGACTTCCCAGCTTCCGTTGCCGCTGTGCAGCAGTGCTGAAGTTTGATTTCTCGCCCGCATCAATTCTATTTATACTAAACGACACCATGTTTTTTCAACACAGCTCTAGTTTTTTGTTGTTTGGTAGTACTGCTACCATAACGATCTGCAAGAGGGGTGCCGGGATGTGATTCAGCAATCCTTTGAAGATTCTCTGTCATACCACCATCCTGTTTTGGACCAACGCCCATAAGATGATCGCCAACAGTAGCAAACCCGCCGGGAACCTGATTTATTTCTGGATTGTTTTTAAGATAAATTTCACGTTGAGAATTTGACATCATATCTTCCCAAGTCTCGCCCGTCTTGTCATCACGAAATATATATGTAGGCATTATATAGATAACTCCAATTGTTCTGGTTCTTCGTAAGCACCGTCTTCTCCACGAATTTCCCAATCTAACGCATTGATATCTTGATCATGTTGGGATACACGATACTCCAATGCCTTTACTCTACAATACAATTCATCCAGTATAGTAGATGAAATATATGTGTATCTTTGACCTCTTTCCTCACGCATTCGTCGCCCCATGTAATCCCAATAACTCTCTCTCTGCATTGAACCACTCCGGTATATCTCTGCGTTTCCACTTTGCAAAACCTGACTTCTCAACTATATAGTAAGTTTGATAAGCAAGCACTGCATCATCACCTTTGCAGTAATCAGGCATACATTGGGGTGGAGCAGACCAAGGAGTATCAGTGAGTTGTATAGCGGGCATGTTATCTGGTGTTTTATCCAAAGCATCACGCAATCTGGATGTGGCATGTGTTTTATCATAACGATAGGTGTACTCATCCATTAGAGCAACATAATGTTCCCACAACCACCGATAGTTCAACTCACTGGAACGAACCCAGATAGTACTAGGATGGTTCTTATGAGCCAACTTGTATAGCCCCATCTTCTCAGCATATTCATCACCATCAAGAACACGATGAGCAGTAGAGAGCATCTGTGCGCTCTCCAGTATCATCTTGACTACATGCTTGTCACACATCATCTGTGCAGCAATAACGGGGTCACGATCTAGGTAAAATATATTCATACTTCTTTCCATTCCCTATAATAACAAGTCTCTCCGAAATTGCCAGTATATGTTCCTTTAGAAAAATCAGTCTCCATATGACCAGCCGGAAGATTTTTAACAAGATTTGATTTTAGTAAATTGTGAAAAATCTTATAAGCTTTGCGATATTCATCGTTGGTAATGTTTTTATAACCCTTGCCTGGGTTTTTCATGTTTGGACAATTAGGATCAAACCCGAAATCTATATCACCAAAAGTAAAGCGGAAGTCACGCTGGCGAATGTAAGTCATCATTTTAACAATTTTTTCAATTTTTTCTTCACGTTTAGTCATACTAAATCCCTCAAATCCACATCATTTACACCATTAGGAACAGGTAATCCTTGCAAGCCCCTTACTAATTCCCACAACTGCTCATGACCAATCGCACAAGGTTCTGCAAATGCTTCAAACTTAGATTTTAAGTCTGATATTTCGTCACGCAACTCTTCAAGTTCAGTCATCATTCTTCTTTCTTTGTATCATCTAATAGTAGTATCTTACCCTTTTTCTCATCTAAAGTCAAGACCCTTTCGTTCTCAATCATATCAATAATAAGAGTAGTGATGCTGACTTCCTTACCCAGCTCACCAATCCTTTTCTGTAATCTTTCTAAGGTTTCTTGATAATATTCTATCTCCTGCTCTTTACGCAATCGAGTCTCAATCAAGTCTGTCAGTGATATTATTTCTGCCATGATAATCTCTCTACCATTGCACTCTCAGCATAACACTGGAAGACGACAATCGGTCTAAGTTCGAAACACTGCTTAGAAATGGGTTGTCCCTGATGTAGTTGATCACAACTAAACATCACCAAGCGATTAGGTTTGTACTGCACAAGAGTATCCTCAACTAACGTACCACCACCCCACTCAGGTTGCCAATTTAGTTTTGGATAATATATCATGGTAAAGTCACAAGCATCATAGTGTGCTTGTTGTTCTAATCCATGTGTGTGTGCTAAAATATATGATGATTTAATTGTATCCAAACCCCTTAATTCTGTTGCATTAAGAAGGCTTTCAAATATATCATCAATAAAGGTTTCTCCACTTGCATACCAATGATGGTTAATTAGAGGCGGGGTTACTGGTTGAGGCACATAACTCCACTGTAGTTTTGAAATCATCTGATCATACACAGAAGAATCAAGTTCATTCAATATATCATCAAAAATTTCAATCATGGATTTCTCCTACCCTTTGGAACATCCCAAACAAAGGTCAGGCGATCAACATCACCATTGTTATATGACATATGTGTTCGTTTGTTGTCGAACCAGAAAAATGTGCCGGGGTCTATCTGATGAGATTCATCTTCAACCGTGTAAAGATATGTGCCCTGTAACGATAGATGATACCTGTCCCGTGTTAGGTAGTAGTCACCCTCATCAATATGTTTCCCCAATGTCTCACCCGGCTTCAATCTAAAGAACGCTGCCCGTGAATGTCGATGTAACCTATAAGACTTCAACCATTTTCTGATACCGGGATAACGGTAGTACATAGGAGTGTTCTGTTGTAACTCAGTTTTCTTCGGGTCATCATCAGCGTTCTTCACTGCGGCCATTGTGAGGGGTAGGAATCCATACGGTTTCGTATCTCCAGCAGCACCTTGTAGTGATCCTGCTATAGCCCAATCCTCATCCTTGATATCAGCGAGAATATCACTTACGTCAATGTTCTTCTCAATAAATCTAAAGTGACTCATTTTTCCCATCTATAAAATATATGATCCTGTATCTCTACAGTCTTCGTCTTAGTCTTTGCCCATGCGGGTGACACATAGTCTGCATGATAATGCGTTGCACCACCAGTGATATCTAGGAAGGAAATCTCATTGTCCAAAATTGCGTCTGCAAGACCATACATCCTATTATATATCTTTTTATTACGAGGCGTATCACTCTTGCCGTCACAGAACCAGCTGAACTGACACCTATTTTTAACAGGGAACCTAATCTTCGGGTCTTGCCATGATGCTCGTGTAGGCCCCTGTTCTACCACCTCACAGACGGTATTAGGGTATCTTTTATCATTAACACGGTTCAATACGACAGCGGTAACAGCAAGCTCTCCTGCAATACCCTGACCTCTTGCCTCATGATACATGTTAAGTGCGAGACACTCAGCAGACCTGTCAGGTGTGTTTGGTAATTGTGATTGAGGGATTACAATCATAATTCCAATAATTGCTGCTTCAAGTGGATTCATTACATCTCACCCATTTGTGTGATGAGATACTGTTTGGCGTACTTAGTTGCTTCGTTGCTCTTGAAGTACATCCCAACATCCTCAACCACCTCTTCGATAGTGAAGTCATCCTCCTTCATGGTGAAGCTGTTGCCATCGGAATGATTATCATAAAAGTATCCATTACAGAAATCTTCGATGTCCATCATCCAGTTATTCATCTTACTCATATCACATATTCCTCTTTAAATTTTTCCAACAGTTCACCCTGCATGGCGTATGCCTCAATCTCCCAAGGTTCATCATCGTATGCAGTCGTCTCATCATAGACCTTGCCCATGTACATCTTACGAAATCCATCAAGGTCTTTCATCTTGCGTGTGGCAGCCTGCCATACATGAACCATTTCATGACACACAGTCTCAACCAGTTCTTCATTATCAAAGGATTTATCAATGTCAATGTAGAAGTCTCGTTTATTTTCACCTTCGTAACACCAACCAACAACCTCTTCATTTTTAATGTTTTTGAGGTTAAGTTCAATCTCAAGGGTTCGCATACGAGGCATCAACTCACTGATGCAGAAAATAACGGCGCTCTCAACAAGTGCCCTTTTCTTCTTCGTGGAACCTATAACATTGATGTAGTTCATATCTCAACCCCTAAAGTACGACGAGGGCAAACCACCCCGCCGCAAATAGAGTTAACATAAACATGGTTTCAATAGCGATTGTTGCAATCTTCTTCATAATCAATCTCCTATATTAAGTAAAGGGGGCCAGTCCAGTTGATGGTGTAACCACCATCGAAGATGTTACCCCGAGCAGCGTTTCGAGCAGGAGAAGCCCAACTAGCGGCTTTCAGAATGTCGCCCTTCTTGAACTTCTTGTCGTTGTCGGTGTTGACAACGAAACCCCAAACACTACCACCTTCGTTGAATACCTTGATGTATTTGGAACCCGTCTTGTAGGTGATTTTCTCGTTGAACCTAGCAATCATCTCCTTATTGATGTCGTCCAATTCACCAGTGCCGCCAACTTTGGCATAGGCGCAACCAGTGGTCCAAGTAAGATAATCTTCTTTGATGTTCTCAATCAGGGTGTTCATTTCGTTTTTCATATCAATCTCTCTCTGTTTTCTCATTATACCTTAGTATAGACCATAGAACAGGGATTGTCAACAAAAATCGTACATGCTAAGTCATTGATTTTAAAGGAAACTCAAAAAAAGTTATCCTGCGGCTAGTCCCTTAGACTGAGGATAAGTGGCACCTTCGATTCGGACATAATTATCATCCCAATCAAATGCTTCCTTGACCACATTATCAGATAAACCCTTGTATTTTTGATGCAGAACCTTATTCTTTGCGGCAATCAAAAGTTCTGCTTCATCCTTATGGAGTCCTTCAAGCATCTGAACAAACATCATCTCACGTTTGTTTCGACTTAAAGTAGGATTACCACCCTTGATGAAATGATACAACTTTCTGGATTCGTGCG